GAATGGAACAGTTTAGGTTCTGTAGAATATATTCCTGTAGATAAACCAATCCCTCCTTCCCAAATATACCCAGTTGCTAGACCTATTGATTCTAGTATGAAAAACTTCCCTCTTATAAATGAGATAGTTTTTATATCATCTTTACCTGATACTAATATAGGAGAATTTGCTAGTTCAAAAACTCCATATTATATGAATATTGTAAGTGTTTGGAATCATCCCCACCATAATGCTTTCCCACAAAACTCTAATATACTCCCTCCTTCTCAACAGAAAGATTATGTTCAAACTGAATTGGGTAGTGTAAGAAGAGTAACAGATCAATCAACTGAAATATTTTTAGGTAGAACTTTTGTTGAACGAGGGAATATTCATCCTCTTTTACCATTTGAAGGAGATAAAATTATAGAAGGTAGATGGGGTAATTCAATCCGTTTTGGTTCTACAGTTACTGGTTCTATAAATACTTGGTCTTCAACAGGTCAAAACGGAGACCCTATCACTATATTTAGAAATGGGCAAGGAGTTCAAACCGATGAAGGATGGATACCTACTGTAGAAGATATCAATAATGATGATTCTTCTATTTATTTAACTTCTACCCAAAAAATACCTTTAGAGGCATCTAGTACTTCTTATTCGAGCTACTCTTCTAACCCCCCAACCACTCCAAATGAGTATGCTGGTAAACAACTTATTCTAAATTCAGGACGTTTAGTATTTAATACAACTGAAGATCATTTACTTTTGTCTTCTAAACAAACAGTAAATATCAATGCTATAAATGGCTTTAATATTGATTCACCACAGTCTGTGATTCAATCCAATAGCGTGTTATTAGGTGGAGTTAATGCGGTAGAACCCGTACTTAAAGGTGATACTACTATTAATGTATTAGTAGGTCTAGTTAACCAGTTACAAGCATTAGCTATTGCTTTACAAACATCAACTGATCCTGCTGTTAATGCAGCTGCTGCTCAATTAACTCCTCAATTAGCTATTATTCGTACTCAACTACAAACTACAACTAAATCACAAGTAAGTAAAACATTGTAATGGCTGGGATTGATATTAATACTATACTGAGTGCTTTACCTGAAGATAAAAGGGTAAAAGGTTTACAAAAATTAGGACAACTCCTTATCCAAAAAGGAGTAGAATTAGAAGACCAACTAACTCCAGCTTTAACTAGCCTTGTCTCTCAATTTACTCCAGGTACATGTCCTGATTCTGTTATTTTACAATCTATAATTGAGAAACGAAATAATATAGTAGGTAAATTAAATGCTTCAGGTCAATCTATAGAGACAACAACAGCTGCCTTTACAGGAGTATCTAGTTTTTTAAATATACTAGTTTTAGCAGTTTCTAATATAAAAAATATTAGAACAGGATTAAGTCAAGCTACTAAACCCACCCCAGTTGTACCTGGAGCTGTAGTTTCAGTTATTAATGATTTAAGTGATGCATCTGATAGAATAACATTTGATAATTTAGGTAATTCTAAACTTCAACAACAAAAGGATAGAATAGAGAGTTTAGTTATTCCTATAGCTTTATTTTCTAAGACAGTCCAAAATATAATTGCCTCTCTTAGTTCTCTAGATGCTTTAATTGTAGCTTGTGATTCAACTACTCCCTTAGAACCTGTCTCACAAATTATAACACAGACAGCTACTAACCAAACCCAAGCTGATGAGAATGAAGGTTCTTATCAGGGATTTATTTTTAAAATAGAAGAAGTACCTTTTAGCTCTACTGTTAATCGTAGAAAAGCAATAGCATTAAATCAATCAGGTATTCCTTTACTTGAAACACCTTTATCATTTACAACAAACACTCAAACATTAATCGATGAACTTAAGCTAATAATTGACAGAGACAATTTAAAAGCTTACTAAATTCAATATTTATAACAGATGAAACCAAGTGAATTAAAATCATTTATCAAAGAAGCAGTTAGAGAAGCTATCCAAGAGGAACTAAAAGACATCCTTTTGGAAGCAGTTCGTGCTCCTAAAGCACCAATCCAGGAAGCTTATCAAATGCATCCTGTGACTGTTAATGCAACTACTACCCAAACCCCCGCTAAATCACCAGCTGAAAAAAGAGCTATGATGGAAAGTATTATGGGTGATATGAGAAGAGGACAAGACACCCTTTCATTCAACTCAGCTGATGCTAGAGGAATGGGTGTAACCGCTAATACTTTACAAGTAGCCCCAGGTATGAATACATCAGGTGAAGGTTCAAAATTACCTGAGGGTAATGTAGGTTTAGACATGATTATGGGTCTAATGAATAAGAAATAATGGCATTCGGAGCACAAAAGATATTTCCAATTGACACCAAACCAGGAACGGCTGTTGGTGGTACTATACCTTTTAATGCTCCAGGTGTCTTTTTTTCTACCTATACTACAAAAGATGCTGTTAGAAATAATTTATTAAACTTTTTTCTAACAAACCCCCCAGAAAGATATCTTAATCCTACATTTGGTTCAGGTTTAAGAGCTTTTATTTTTGAACAAATTACTGCTGGTAATTTAGATGGGCTTAAAGAAAATATCCAATTTCAACTAAGACAGTATTTTCCTAATGTAGTCATTGGAAACTTAGATATTATTAGTAGCCCCGACTATAATACTATAACTGTATCTTTAACTTATAATGTTATAGATACTGCTATATCAGATGAAATACAAATAGCATTTAACTAATGGCTGTAAGACGCAACATACAATACCTTAATAAGGACTTTACTGAGCTAAGAGCAAGTCTTATAGACTATGCTCGTACCTATTTTCCTACAACTTATAATGATTTTTCTCCTTCATCACCTGGTATGATGTTTATGGAGATGGCAGCCTATGTAGGTGATGTCCTTTCATTCTATCTTGATAACCAAATTCAAGAAAACTTCTTACAGTATGCTCGTCAAACAAATAATTTGTATGAGTTAGCTTACATGTTTGGTTATAAACCAAATGTAACCCAAGTTGCTACAGTTGATATAGACTTTTACCAGCAGGTGCCTGCTAATCCTTCAACTAATGCCCCTGATTTTAATTATGCTTTATTTGTTCCTGCTAACACTACAGTTATAGCAGGCACTCCCTATAATGTATCTTTCTTAATAGAAGACCCAGTAGATTTTAGTGTTTCTTCTTCAGGTGATCCTACTGAAATAACCGTTTATCAAACCGGACAAGTTTCTGTTAATAATGTTGATTATTATCTTTTAAAGAAAACTCGAAAAGCTATTTCTTCAACAATTAATACTACAACTTTTTCTTTTGGGGCTCCTGAACAATTCTCTACTGTAGCTATTACAGCTGATAATATTGTGCACAACTACCCTTCAATTACAATTTGGTGCCGGAACCTCAGCAGATACTGATGAGGAAATTCTACCAAACCCTGATAATGTTGGTTTAGGTTTACCATTTGAAATAGATAAGCTTACAACGGCATTTGCTCCTTCAAACTTTGTATTTACTAAAACATATGGTATAGCCCCGTCAAATACCACTTTAACAGTGAGATATTTAACAGGTGGTGGGGTTGGTGCAAACGTACCTGCTAATACAATTAATGCAGTTAATGCCGGAAATATCCAATTTTTAAACTCTAATATAACTAACACAGGGTTAGCTAATACTATATTTAATTCTTTAGTAGTTAATAACTCAGCAGCAGCTGATGGAGGTGGAGATGGGGATACAATTGAAGAAATTAGACAAAATGCTTCTGCTAATTTTGCTACACAACTTCGTAATGTAACCCAAGACGATTATTTAGTTAGAGCACTTTCTCTCCCAGCTAAATTTGGAGTAATATCTAAGGCGTATATTGAACCTACTAAAGCTGAATCGGTTGCATCTGGGGCTGCTGCTTCAATACTTGATTTATATATTCTTTCTTTTGATTACCAATCTAAATTAAGAACTGCTTCTTTAGCTCTTAAACAAAATCTATCTACTTATCTTTCACAATACAGAATGGTAAATGATTCAATAAACATTAAAGATGCGTTTATTATTAATATTGGAGTTAATTTTGATATTATAGTACTTCCTAATTTTAACTCAAATGAAGTACTTACAAAATGTATTGTAGCTTTACAAGACTTTTTTGCTATTAAAAATTGGCAAATTAATGAACCTATTATCTTAAGAGATTTATATGTTCTTTTAGATAGAGTTGAAGGAGTTCAAACAGTAAAAAATATTACTATTTCAAATAAAGTAGGAACAGCTTTAGGATACTCTCAATTTGCTTATGATGTAACTGGGGCTACAATCAATAATGTAGTTTATCCTTCACTTGATCCTATGATTTTTGAAGTAAAGTACCCTAACACAGATATTCAAGGTAGAGTAGTAAACTTATAAGACAATGGCCGTATACAAGATTTTTGCAGAAAAAGATGCTACAATGTATTCTTTATTCCCTGAAATGAACACAGGGATAGATGAAATATTAGATGTTTCTAATCTTAATTTAGCTCAAGACACTAATGCTCAAGTAGCTAGACATTTAGTTAAATTTAGTCAAGAAGATATTAATAGTGTCTTGTCTTCTTTAGTAAAAAATTCATCTTGGGAAGCTCGTTTTAAACTCTACATAGCTACAGCCCAAAGTATTAATCTTGACTATGAATTAAAAATCCACCCAGTTTCAGGATCATGGGGAATGGGTACTGGTAAGTATTTAGATCAACCTGTTTCTACTGATGGTGTTTCTTGGAAATGGAGAACATATGCTGGTGGGACTCAATGGGCTTTTGGTAGTTTTCCAGCTAACATAACTGCTTCTTATAATGGCACCAATAGAGGAGGAGGAAACTGGTATGTTCTCCCTTCAGCTAGTCAAACTTTTACTTACCATTCTGATAAGGATTTAAATGTTAATGTAACTAATATTGTTACAAACTGGAGTAGTAGTACTTTTGCTAATGAAGGATTTTTAGTTAAATGGGAAGATGTTATTGAATTTAATTCAGCTAAAGCGGTACAACCTGTACTTCAATACTATTCAGTAGATACACATACAATTTACCCTCCAGTTTTAGAAATTAAGTGGAATGATTTTAGATATGTTACTTCTTCAGGTATCCAAGAAATTGGTACTTCTCAGTTGTATGCTTCAATAATGAATAATGATGGATTCTTTTATTCTTCAAGTGTTCAGCAATTTAGAGTAGATTGTCGCCCCCAATTTCCACCAATTATATTCCAAACTGCCTCTATCTATACCACTAATTACTACTTACCTACATCCTCTTATTGGGCTATTAAGGATTTAGATACTAACGAGTATGTGATAGATTTTGATACTACTTATACTAAGTTAAGCGCTGATACTACCTCTAGCTACTTTACAGTTTATATGAATGGTTTACAACCTGAGAGATATTATACTATTCTAATCCAAACTACAGTAGGAGGGACTACTCAAGTGCTTGATAGTAATTATAACTTTAAAGTAGTAAATGGGTAATGGCTCAACAGGTAAAACTTATTAAACAAGTATATGATAAAAATCAATACCAAAAGGTAATTGATACTTCTTTTACTCAACTTGTACAACCTGTTACTACTCTTACAGGCTCAGCTCTACCTACAGTAAATCAATTTTTTGATTATTATAATCAGTTATTTTTTGATATACCTAAACTTGGAGAAACCAATTCTCATGAGTATCTTATCAAGACTAGTACAGAATATATAGGCGCTTCAGCTATAGTGAACGATGAGCTACAAGCCCTAATAGACGAAATTACTGGGTTAAGACAAGAGAATTTAGATCTACAACAACAATTATTAAGTTCAATAACAGGATCAGTTAATGGCTAAGACAGTAAATATAACCAACATTCCTTCAAATTTTTTTGAACTTCAAGACT